GTCATTCCTTCTCCTTAGTATGCATATCGAACAATAACTAGACCAGAACCGCCAGCGCCGCCGTTAGAGCCGCCACCGCCACCACCGCCACCGCCTGAACCTGTGTTGGGTGTACCAGCAGTACCTACTCCGCCACCACCAGAACCATTTGAGTTTCCAGCGCCACCGCCACCAGAGCCACCTGCACCAGCGGTATAAGTAGGCAGACCAAAAGCACCACCACCACCGCCGCCTGCGATGTATCCGCTAACGCCAAGAGAAACTGCGGAAAGCCAAGATGAATACGCGTTAGTACCTGCACCACCAGCACCAGCAACAGTTGAGGAAGGAGCGGATTGACCTGCTGCACCAGCACCACCACCAGCACCAGCTACATAAGTTCCGTTACCGCCGCCACCACCATTGCCGTAGCCAGTACCGCCAGTTGATGTTTGCGTTGATGAACCGCCAGATGTTGAACCTCGCCCACCACCACCGCCAGAACCGCCGCTAACGCCGTTAGTGTCGTAATGTCCACCACCACCACCGCCGATGGCGGTAGTAAGAGAACCGAAGATAGAGTTAGAACCGCTATTACCGTTGGTTGAACCAGTAGCTTGTTGTGCACCACCAGCGCCAATGGTTACCAGTTGTGCGGTATTAGCAGTAAGGGCTTGTGCAGTTGCAGCAAATATGCCACCCGCACCACCACCACCTGCAAGGTCAGAACCGCCACCCGCACCACCAGCAACGACTAGCACATCACACGATAGCGCCGTCTGTGGGGTGAATGAACCAGAAGACAAGAAGGCGTGGTACCAGTAAGTGCCGTCTGTCTGGATAATGTCTCCACCGATAGCCTTGGGAGCTTTAGTAGGAGTAGTGCCTACTGCGGCTAGGGCATAGAGAGAAAAGGTGGAGTATTGGACGAAGTTACCTGATGTTGGGGCAAAGCGAAGTGATGAAATGCTAGCGCTTGCACCTGTCATATATGAAGCAGACATAAGAGCAATAGCGCTTGCTGCATTGCTTTCAGTCACACTGTCTACAGAAAAGTATTTAGTGCTAGAGGTATTTGTGTAATTTGGAATGTATATTTCTGTATTGGCAAATGTATTTGCTGTGTTGTTTGGAGTAGCAGATTCACCAGCATAAGAAGTTGAACTGCTGAATGTTGAACCAGCCGCGCTTCCTGAACCGTATAACGCTTTCCAACCACCAGCAGTTGTGCCACCATTGTAACCAAGAGTAAATTCATTCCAGTTACCGCTACCCGCATCGTGCCGTGTTGATAAAACAACCTTCAAATCCGTATAACCAGTCTGAGGTATGTTGTTGAAGGTGACGCTAGATGCGCCACCAGCTCCTACGGTGATTCGTTCTAAAAGAATGTAATTAGCCATTGTCGCCTCCTACTTCAAATATCTAACGATGATTAGACCAGAGCCAGCTCCGCCAGTAGCAACATCGCCACCTGAACCGCTACCAGTATTTGGCAAACCATTGGTTGCGTAAGCACCGCCACCACCTAAACCACCGTTGTTAGAGCCGCCGTTACCTGCTCCACCACCAGCGATATAACGCAAGCCATCAGCAGGGTTAAGTACGCCCCAACCACCAGCCATAAGCCACGATGAGAAAGCCGATGTTCCGTTACCGCCAGCGCCTACGGTTGTTCCAACCGCAGTTCCACCAACCGCACCAGCTCCACCGCCACCGCCCGAATAACTGTAAATAGCACCGCCGCCATTATTGCCGTAAAAAGTTCCACCAGTACCAGCAGTTGCAGTACCGCCAGATGCAGTTCCAGTTCCAGGATAACCACCAGCGGCTCCACCAGAACCGCCGTTGCCACCAGCAACAAGTGCGCCGAAGTTACCTTTACCCGCTCCACCGCCGATTGCAATAACAGTTGAAGTGTTGAATGTTGAGTTAGCGCCTTGCGTACCAGACCAAGGTGAAGCAGTTGCCGAAGCACCACCAGCACCCACTACGCACGAATATCCTGTGCCGTTGCTTAGTGATTGACTGGCGAGATACTGCACACCGCCAGCTCCACCACCACCGCCGCCGTAGTAACCTGCTCCACCACCACCCGCAACAACCAAAATATCAGCCGTCAATGCGCGGGAAGGAGTGAATGTGCTTGAGCTACCAAAAGCGTGATAGTAATAAGTTGAGTCTTGAGTGATAATTCCACCAGTAGCGTAAGCGCCAATGTCAGAATTGGCAATGCCGTAAAGGGTGAAGGTAGAGCCAACGGCAAATGTTCCTGATGAACCAACCGTAATGGATGTAATTGCTTGTGGTGTTGCGCGCCACAAACCAACGGCAGCATCAACGCCAGTTGCGGCGTTATTGCTTCGTATTAAAACCGTTTTGTAAGTTGTCGTGTTTGTGTAGTTCATGATATTAATAATTTTTACATTATTAAAATTTGCCTGCGCGTAAGAAACATTGTCAATCGGCATAAACGCAACACTTGTATCTCTAACGGAAGTGGCGCTTGACCCATTTCCAGATAACTCTGTATCTGAATAATTGTTGTAAGTATCAGAGTTAAAATTTAATCTCATATTTTGATTGCCAGATGTAGTGCTTGCATTAACGACAAGCACCAAATCTGTATAGGTCTGTGGAATTGTGCCGCCACTACCCAAAGTAACCGAGGCTTGGCTAGACCCGAGCGTTACAGTCTGAATCGCCACCATAGTATTAGTTGTCATAATGCCCGCCTACCGTATGCCGTAAAGTGCTAGAGATGTACCTGCTGCAAAAGAACCGCCATTAGCAGAATAAGTTAATGTAGATATTGCGGTTGTATCCATCCATTGCGCGCTATAAAGCAAAACATAACCTGAGCCGTTGCCATCTTGTCCGCCTAGTGCGCGGCTTGTTTTGTTTTTATGCGTATTAGAATAATCAAGAATATCCTGAACAAATACTCCAAAGTGCGTTGTATCTGGCCAGTAGCTAGGAACCATTCCTGAACCTGTACCACTACCCGCAACGGCAGATGAACCATTGCCGTAAAGGAAATGGCGATAATACTTTGAATCGTTTGCGGATGTTTCGCCGTTAATATAAAGATTGATGTTGCCGTCACCACTAGCACATTCGCCAAATGCTCTAATCTGCAAATGCGTATAAGTCTGCGGAATAGCCGAGAAGGTAATAGACGATAGCCCGCCTGAGCCAACCGTCACACTTCCTAGCGCGTCAAATGCACCTGCTGGGCCAGCGTAGAGATGGCCTGAGATTTGAGAGGCGAAAATTCCAGGTAGAATCATGCAATATCTCCCACAATCAGCCAGTTGTTTGCTGAAGTTTGTACCGCTGTCGCTCCGCTATACTGTGCGCGAAGCTTGGGAGCTGAAGCGGTAGCAGCGTTGGAGACGATGGTTACGCCTGAGCCTTGGGTAACTGTTGTCTGGCCAGCTCCGGTCTGGGCTATGTTAAGAATAGCGCCTACTGGGAAAGCCACTGACGAATTAGGTGGGATGGTGAAAGTGTTAGCCGATGCGTTAGCAATGGTGACAAGCGTGTTGTTTCCGTCAGCAAGGATTGCTGTATAGGAAGCAGCCTGGGCATTGATAGCAAGAGCGGGGGTAACCGCTGAGTTGGTAAGAAGTGTAACTGCCATTAGAGCGTCACTCCTGTCGCTGTGTAATCGGTATTGCCAGTGGTGGAATACACCTTGAGCAAGTCTCCGCTAGCTAATGTCCAGCCTGGTGTTTCCTGCAAGGTGCTGTTAGCCGCAAGGGTAAAGTTGTAGAATTGGTAGTACGCTGAACCACCTGATTTTGTAATAGATACTTGAATTGTATCATTAGTACCGCCCTTGTTGCAAGCGGTGAACGAGGAGACGATGCTTCCATTGGTTGAGCCAGTCACCAGAGTAGTAGTGGCTGATGCACCTGGAGTTGATTGTCCAAGAACGAGATATGCGGTTGCCATTATTGAATGTCACCAATCAGGGTAAAGACGTTGGTGGCGGTGCAAAGGATTGTCGCAGCTGAGTATTGTGTACGAAGCTTGGTGCCGGTACCGGTAAAGGTTGCTGTGCCGTCACCTTGTACAGTTACCTGACCTGCTCCAGTCTGCTGGATGTTGACAGCCTGACCAACAGAGAATGTGCTAGCTGGGATAGTCAAGGTAATTCCGCCAGTGTTGTAGAGCGTTACCAGCTTGGCTGCATCAGCAGCTACTAGCGTGTAGCTAGTATTCGTCTGAGCATTAATGCCCATGGCGATGATAGGAGCTGTGCCGAATACCAGTGCGCCAGAGCCTGTCTCATCAGAGACTGCCGAGGCGAGGTTAGCTGAGGTAGGCGTAGCCAAGAAGTTAGAGACAGCACCGGTGATGCCGTGTACTCCGCCAGGGCCAGCTGCAATATGGTCCTGAACATCTGTTAAGTCCTGAGCTGTAATAACGTGGCGAACAACTGCGCCAGCGTTGTGAGACGATGCCGAGGTTCCGTTAAAGCCGCGAGTAATGTTAAGGGTTGTACCCGACGCTCCGGTAACAAGGACTAGCTCTTCAGCTGCAGTGTTGTAGTCAAGGGCAAGCACGAATGGGTAGGTGCTAGGGTAACCAACTGGCGAGACTGCCAGGGTAACGGTTGGCGATGTACTGTTGACGAATGTGCCAACTGTATTATCAACCGCATTGGCGGAGTAATAGCGACGAGTAGCCATATGCTTCCTTTAGCTTGTGTAGTGGGTCCGGGGTGGGAATTGCTCTTGCAGGCGACGCACTTCGACAAGGAGGCGTTGCTGGTACATCTGTTGAAGGACTCGACCAATATTGGTTGCTGAACCAATCGGGTCATTAGACTGCTGTGAATCAGCTTCCGCTGTAGCAGCTGGGACTCGTCCAAGGTCAAGATACATAGCGGTGCGGTATGCAGCGCCGAGGATGATGACTTCTCGTGACGAGTCAGGAAGTCCTGTTATCATAGAGAAGTCATCAGTGTCGTACACCAACGGTGTTGGCTTCTTGGTGTAAGTAACCATGACAGGACGACCGGGGATAATGCCTTCGCGGATAGATACAGTCTTACCTGTATTCCATACGCCAGGGTTAGCCATACGGTCTACGCGATAGTGGCGTACTGGTAACCATTCACGAGATGGCCCGATGGTCTGCCATGAGCAGCCAAGAATATCCACTGCCTCTTGAGGCAAAGGATAAGTCGTACGCGCGGCTTGCCAATTGAATTGAGTGTAGTAAGTGCCGAACAAATCTGGATAGACGCCATCAATTGCGAGGTTAATGTTTCGTCGGATGACGCTACGCGGAAAGGAAGGCGCGATAGTTACACGAGTACCAGCTGTATGTACGGTAGGCGTGGTGTCACGAAAGCCTCGACCATAGGCGGGGATGGTAGCCGTATTGGAAGTACGGTCAAAGGAGTCTACCCAGATAAGCTCGTCGTCGATTTCAACGATACCACGAGTCAGAACGGTTCCATCTGCTACCACAAAGGTAGTAGCGGTTGCGCTCAAGTCTGAGGTGAGAAATGTAGCCTGGTCCTGACGGTTGGTGTAACCCGTCAGGGCTAGGTTAGTTTCGTTAATTAAGTCAATGAATAACGTCACGATGTAATCCTTGATGCCGCTTCAGCTTCACCCAAACCAAAGGTTCCAGCAAGAAGGTTGAGGATGCCAGGGGTATCCTCGTAGTAATTCTTACCACCGTTGCGGTAAGCATAAATCTGGTTAAGGACGTCGATGCCACGAGTAGCATTGTGCGCACCTAATACAACGGTACCCCACTTGGTACAAGCACCATCAAAGTCGTACTGTGGTACGCCGTTGACGATGGTTCCTGCCAGCCTATTCATATGATAGACAGTTGATAAACTTGTAGCCATCGCTATCCTTTCTTAAAGTTACTTACTTATTCTTTGTTCCGCCGACGCCTTCGTATGAACCGAACTTGTCTTTGGTTGGCTTGCCGGTGAGCTTGTCGTTGGCTCCGCCAACAGCATTCTTAGTACAACCGCATTCAACGCACATGGTTACTTTCCCTTCTTTGCTGGTAGGACTTTCTTCAAATTCGGATTAGCCTTCTTCGCTGCTGGGCTAGCCTTACGAGTAGCCGATGCCAAGATGGCTCCAGCATTCTTCATAGGTACGCCAGACTTCTTAGCGATTTGCTTCTGGGCGGCTGCAAAGCCCATACCCTTTTTAGCTGCTGCCATTTACTTACCCTTTTTAATCTTAGCGGCTAGTGCCTTGTCCATCTTGGCATCAGCTTTAACGGATGGCTTCTTGGCATCCATCTTTGTATCAGCTTTCTTAAAGGCAGCCTTTTGTACAGGCTTCATGCCCTTCATTACCTTGGCGTCTTGCTTTTTATCATCACGCATTGCCATTAGATGTCCCCTGTGTGTTTCAATACCGAAGCACTTTGCTTGGTAATCTGATTTGCCGCTGGCATAACATCAGCGTTGTATGCTGCACCCATTCTGTCGCTGGCGGCCTTGGCTTCATTGATGGCCTTCATGGTGGTACCAGCTGGTTGGATACCTTCAGCTCTAGCCTTGCGGTAGGCTTCTAATTCGTTGTCCCACTTCTTGCCCGACATGGGAGCTTCAGCTCTACCGGCGTCACCGGTACCTAGCTCTAGTGTATGTATCTTGCAAGCAAAGCAGCCATCAACATAACTATCATGCTGCAAATGCTCCGACTCAATAGCGTCGGTTGGGAAAGCTTCAGAAGAGCGGATGTCGCACCCTTTGCACAGGTAGACAGAAACCCAATTAGCTTGTGCATCTAGTCCAAACTCAATTTCTTTTAACTCGTGCTTGTGAGATGTCATGTTTCACTTTCTTGAAAAAGTCGAGATTGCGCTCAATGCGCTCATTCTCAGGCCCGTTTGCCTTTACTGCATGTTCGGTGAAGGTTATTGCTTCGTCGATATGCTTGAGGTTATATGCTGCAATTCCTGCCAAATCGTAGGCTTTCCAGTCCCAGACGGCAGATTCGTAGCAGTAATGGTTGGAGCGAGGAGCTTCCAAAGCGTTAAGAGCTGCATCTAAGCAGCGCTGCCATTCTTGCTTCCGGTATGCATCCATTGCCACACCAAATTGCGGCTCACCTTGCAGGGGAAGAATATCTCGGCCTTTGTCATACCACATTCGTGCATTATCTTCATCGCCCAGTTGGTGTGCAGCTTCTCCTGCCCATCGGCAGACTGCTGCGCTTTCAACATCCCAACCACCTAGCTCGAGTTTCTTTTCTGCACTGCGGATAACATCTTCCCATTTGGAGTAGAAGAAATACTCTCGCGTCATATATGTCCATATGCGCGGGTCTGTGGGAAATTCTTTGACACCAGTCTCTAGCATGGGCAGGTACTGCCCGCGAGACTTAGTATTATCTGGTAAGTGAGTAATAACTGCTTTGCGTACATCGCAGTCTTTGGGCTCACCCTGACCGTACCAAATGTTTACTTCGTGGATGTTGTACTTCCACACCCAGTTATTGCGGGAATGTAGTCTGTCTCTTTCCCACCTATTGGTATCTGTTTGCATAGATACCCAGCCTAGGTCCGAACCTGGCTTCCAGAGCTTACGGACTTTCTTGAAGAAGTCCGGCTCTGGCACTTCATCTAAATCGAGGATGAGACATACATCTGCATCAGCTGGCACTAACGAGAGTGCAGCATTTCTTGCCATATCGAACCTGAATGGTTCGACATGAATCTGATGTACGGTTACTCCCAGCGCTGAGAGCGCTTCTTGAGTACCATCCGTACTACCAGTGTCAGCAACGACACGATAATCAGCACCTTCAGTAGCTTTAGCCCAACGTTCCGCATGGAGTATCTCATTCTTTGATATGGCGTAGACTGCAATCTTCACAGTGACAACTGTATCACATAGCTCCAAATATCAAAATGTCTGGGTATGCTGACGCGCTTGCTCCCGTGCTTCCCGTAGAACCTGTAGCGCCTGTTTGTCCAGTAGGCCCTGTAGCTCCAGTCTGGCCAGTGCCGCCAGTATTACCTGTCGCCCCTGTTGGTCCTGTCGGGCCAGTCGCTCCCGTAGACCCATTCGTACCTGTGGCTCCTGTGGCACCCGTTGCTCCCGTCGGCCCTGTTGCTCCTGGATTACCTGTGATGCTGAAGTTCCAGACGTTGTATACGCCAGAACCGCCAATGGTATCCACGTTAATTGTCATGGACGATGATGAGATGGAAGTAATCAAACCTTCCATAAAGTTAGATGGAGTAACTGTATAAAAAGCCCG